ATGAAATCGTATTGCCGGATGCCAATATCGGGGAAGTTTGCAATGAATTCGTTCGACGCACGGAAAAGATGACCGCCCGGAGCAAAGTTGTAGTGCAACTGTACGGAGATCCTGCCGGTGGTGCGAGAACTCATGCTGGGCCCAGTTCTTGGCAATTAGTGCTTGATTATTTTCGTAACGATTCGCGGTATCAACTCATAAAGCGCGTGGCCGCTGGTCATCCACCGGTAAAAGAACGTGTGAATACCGTAAACGCCATGCTGCTTAACAATTCAGGGGAACGGCGTTTACTTATGGACCCGCGATGCAGAGAGCTTATCGCCGACTTCGAACAGGTGCAATGGAAAAGTGATGCATCTGGAAATCAAGCCGCTGATCTTGATAAAAAAGATGGAAAACGGACACACGCAAGCGATGCTCTAGGATATTTGGTTCATGGGCAATTCCCGATTCGGGGACGTGTTGAACTGCAAAAGCAATCCATATACGGCATTTCGTAAGGAGACTAATCGTGAATATACAATCACTTGGCAGAGTACCTGTCCCGACACCTGGCACTCCGGTGTTGTTCGCTCCTATGACGGGAGCGCAGATACTAATCACCACAGCGGCCAACAATGTAGGCAACGTTTACGTGGGCGTTCCCGGCATGAACAAGACTACTGGCGCTGGCGTGATTTGCGTGCTGCCCAAGATCACGAGCAGTTCCGTAGCCGCCTTTAATCCTATCGTCATGACGGGTCAGGACGCGCTCTATCTTGCCGAATTTGCTATTGACGCCGATACCGCAAACGATGGCGCATACGTTTCAGTACTCACGTCTTAGAGATGCGCTCTGCTATCTGCTACCGCTGGCTGTACCTACAGCTTCCTAACGGCGGCTGGTGGAAGATGCTGCTACCCATTTCACTCAACTAGATGACATTCCCCAACAAGGTGAAAGTTTCGGCTCTCGAAACTAAATGCCCGGATTACGTTCTGTACAAGAACGAATGGCTGAATCTGGAATTGTTGAACGAGGCCGGGTCAGCGCTTCGGGAGTCTACGCAACTACAGGGCATCTTGGTTCGTCGGCCGAAAGAACCGCAAGAAATCTATAACGCGCGCGTTGCTGGCTTTACGTATCAACCGATCTTGCCATCCATCACGGGCTGGTATACCTCAAAGCTGTTTGAGCGTAATGCGGAGATCACCGGGCTTTCACCTGATGAATTCTGGACGGACTTTAAAGAAGATTGTGATCGCAACGGGGCCAGCCTTGAGGCGTGCTCAAGCGAAGTATTCCGCAATGCGTTTTTGTACACCACGGCATACACGTTGATCGATACGCCGGGTCAGAACCCGGACGTGAACATGGCATCTTACGCCGACCAGAAAGAAGCTGGCGTACTCGACCCGTATCTATGCAACTTTTCCCCAAGTCAGGTAACGAACTACACCTTAGACCGCTTCGGCGCGCTCAATTCAATCGTTATCCGTACTGATTCAGTGGAAACGCCATTCTTGAAACCAGCGCGCATGGTGACGGAGTGGCGATACTTTAACCAGAAGGAGTTTGCCGTCTACCAATCCGTACATGAGGGCAAGGAGGGCGCTCCACCGCTGGCGCGTTGGGATGATGGCGCGGAAGCGGAACTCCGGATCACCGGGTTCCATGCGCTAGCGGCAGTCAACCGCGTCCCCGTCATTCGTTCTGAGATGCCAGATCCGTTGCGCATGGCGCGCCGCGCTTACCTGCAACTGCTCGATCACGTGAACCAAGACAACGCCTTCAAATTTGCGCTGATGAATGCTTGCTTGGCGATGCCGATCATTACGAGCAACGACAATATAGAAGCATTGAATTTGGGTGAAACGCTTTGGCTACAGCTTCCGGTCGGCTCCAGCTACGGGTACTTGGAACCATCCGGCCGAACGTTTCAGTTCGCCGCCGATAGACTTTCCGCGATCCGGCAGGAACTCTATCGTGATTTCCATTTACAGGCGCAGGGCCGCGATTCCAGCGCTTCTGCCTCATCGAATAGCGGGTACAGCAAGGAACTCGACATGGCACCGGCAAAGGACGTATTAGCCGCCTGTGCCGATTGGACGCAGGCCGCGATGACCAATATCCTCAAGTTGGTTGCGATGGCGCGCGGCGAAGATCCCGAACAGATTTCGGTGCGGATGCCGCAATTCGATCAAGTGCAAACACTGGCTGAAATCGAAACCGGCCAAGCGCTGGACACTATCGACATTCAGTCTGACACGCTGTACAAAATTCGTAATCGCCGAATCGCCTTGGCTTACATGCAGGATGAACCGGAAGACGAAAAGCAAATCGTATTGGCTGAACTTGAATCGGCTCCCGGCAAATCGCAAGCTGCCGAACAACAGCGGCAAACTCAGTTACTTCAATTTCAAACTTCACTAGCGAAGGCAAGTATGCGCGAGACGGCGCATGAAGAGCTAGCGGTTCAATCAGCCGCAACCGCTTAACCCGACATTTGTAGCACCCCTGGCCGTGCAGGAATCCACGGGGCAATACCAATCCTAAGCGGGCCGTAACGCTTTGTTATACGGGGTAACACCAGGAGTATCGCTCATGGCAGACGAACAGAACACCACAGATCAGACGCAGCAAACAGCGTTTGATCCGACCGCATTCAAAGCTGAAATGTTGATGGAATTCAATAAGACCCTAAACGGTTTTGCGAAGACTTTCAAGACCGACATCGGCAAGATGATGCAGCAGCCTAAAGAAGCAGCCGCCGAACAGCAGACGCAGCAGCAGGAAACGCCGCAGACGCAGGGAGATGGCAAGCAGAAAGACCCACACATCGCTGGGCTGGAATTGCAACTGAAGCAATCTCAGCAGGCGTTCCAAACCAAACTCGATGCGGAAATCGCGAAACGGGAAGCCGCTGATAAAAAAGCGGAAGAAACCGAACGCGCTTCTATGATTCGAGCCAAGCTCGGCAAAATGAACATCCGTGAAGATGCGTTTGACGACGCATTCAGCGTAATTGCCGGGCAGGTTAAGCGGTCAGAAGATGGCAGCCTCATTGCCGGCGATCTGCCGCTAGATCAGTACATCGAAACCCAACTGAAGGGGCCAAAGGCGTACATGCTGAAGCCCGTAGATGTGAATGGTTCCGATGCGGTGAAGGGTCAGCGCATTAACGGCAAGGCGGTCACGATGGAAACCATTCGCCCTGGTATGAGCAACGAAGAAACACAGGCAGCGATGAATCAAATCGCGACCTTAGTCTAAAACACCCCGATATCTCAAAAGGAGGCTTAAATGCCTGCTATTACGTCTATAAACGTCGCCAATGCCATCGTGAAGCTTGTTGCTTCTCGTGCGCTTCCGGCCTTGCAAGGTAATTTCGTGCTGGGCTCTCTCATCAATCGTGATTACGATAATACGTTCGCCAACGGCGGCGATACGTTGAGCATCCCGATTCCGCCAACGTTGGTTGCCAACAACATTGCTGAAGGTGGCAGCGTTCAGCTTCAGAACCCAAGTCTGGGAACGGCGCAAATCGTTCTCAACAATCACATTGAAACCACGTTTCAGATTCCCGATGTGATGAAGGCGCTTACCAGCATCAATCTGGTCGACACGTACGCCGTGCCAGCTGGGATTGCCGTTGCGACGGCGCTCGAAACTCAGCTAGCGAACCTGTATCCTCTGTTCACGGCTAACGTGCCCGTAGGCTCTGCTACGCCAATGGATGAAGCGCGCATCGATGCGGCGGAAACCACGCTATTCAGCGCGTTGGTTCCTAAATCGGAGATGCGGTACCTGCTAGTTTCGGCTGGCAGCTATTCGCAGCTTCGCCAGTTACCGCGTTTTACTGAATACCAGACTGTCGGTCCTAATGTTGGCGAATCGCCGATGATGACCGGCAAGCTTCCCGGCTCAACCAATGCCCCGAATGGAAGCGCGGACGGCAAGATCAAAGATTTTTGGGTCTATCGTTCTCAGTTTGTTCCCGTCATCAGCGGAACCAGCTACAACATGGCATTCACTAAGAATGCTGTTGGCTTGGCTATTCGTCGGCTTGGCACTCCGTTGCCCGGTACCGGCGCGGTGGCGGAATACATGGAAGTCGGCGGCTTCGGCATCCGCATGACCATGAGCTACCAGCCAAACCAGCTAGGCCAGCAATTCACCTTGGACGTACTAAGCGGCATGGGTGTTGTCCGTAATGCTTTTGGCGTTGTCGTAAAGGGGAACTCCTAATGTCAACAATCAATCAGTGGGCTATGGCTAAGGGCGCTGCTTTAAACGTGCTCGATCCCAAAAAGGACGTTCACTACATTACGTCCATCACCGATTTCCGGCAATCGCTTACCGGTCACAAGCCTGATTTGACGATCACGGCTTCACGCGACACGGCGGCCAACTCTATTGCAGGGGGCACGCATCGCCCTTCGACGCCTGAAGAGATTGCCGCTTACGATAAAAACGAAAAGGAAACCGTCGCCGCGCATGACCGCATGAAACCCATGCCGATGACGATGGAGAACATTGCAACTTTGGCGCAAGCCGTAAATCAGAAAGGAGGGAAATAAATGGCTATCACAACGATTACTACCGGCGGCGAACAGCTTGTTACCGCGATTGGTCCTGTTGCCGGTACGCTCGACACGTCAACCCGCACCGGAGACTACACCGTTAAGGTGCGAGTTCGCGATCTGACGGCAGGCGCGAAATTGATGTTGGGGATTGAAGACACGGCCTCGGCCACTCCGTTTACGGATGCGCAGGCCGTTGTAGTCGATCATTTCACGGGTACGGGTTCCGAACTGGATACAGCCAAGGAATCTCGGTCCTACGATATTCCATTTGCGCTTTACGGCGCGGTCAACAACAAACTGCGGGTAAACGTGTATCGTCTCTCCGCTGGTGCAACTGCCCAAGTTGAGGCTTGGGTTGAATAAAGGAAAACGACGATGCCCGAACAAACCGTAGATAAACAGAAAGAACTTGGGTTGAAGTCCGATCCCTTTCAAGACGCCGCTCGGCTTTTCTGTAGCTGGAATGCCAAGCACTCCGCCGATACTCAGCTATCCCAGGCTTGCACCAACATCATGGCCCGCATGGATGCTGGCAAGGAAGTAGGCAGCGATTTCATGAACGTGGTAGCGCCGCCGTTTGTTGAACAGCAGCACATCGGCAACGGCGTCTATCAGGGCGTAGAAGTGAAATCTGCCGACGCATTGCAGAAGCTTCCTAACGTTTTTGGCAGCGTACCTCAGGTAGGGGCCAAAGATTCGGTAGGCGCACCATTGCCGACTGAACACATAGTTCCAGTGCTTGATACAGCTTCCGTGCAGTTGAGTTCCACTTCTACCGCCCAGCCAGTTGAGCCGGTTGAGCCGGTTGCACCTCAAAAGAAGTAACTCCACACGGATAGAAAGGGGATTCGCTTGTCCGGGCGCGTCCCCTTTTCTCTCTTCTTTATTATGCTTTTCACCGATTCCTACCTAATCACTCTGGATCAGATGTCTGCTCTCGACGGCGAAGTATTGTCCGTTGGCAGCACCAGTAAGGCTGATCCGGATGCGGCGATTCGT